AAGATTTAAGCCTCTATTAGCCCATTCAAGCATCATTAAGTCTATACTGCGCCTTGCAGTACGTAGATCGTAACCAGTCCTCATTTCAAGACCAGCCAATTCAAATGCTTCTTCAGCAGCTTCAGCTATATCTAAGTTGAAGTTGTTTGTGGTAGATGTAGCCATAACTATTCACCATAATACTTGCGCCTTAATTGATCTTGGTATATCTCCACTTTACCACCAGTTTTATAAGATATTTTCTTTCCACGTTTTTTAGCATAAGCTTTAGCTGCTTTTTTGCCTTTCTCAGTATAAGAAAAATGTTTTTTACCGACTCTCGGCATTATTGTTTCCCTTCCTATTATTATAAATGTTTATCATACATTGTCTGGATTAAAAAGACCTTTAGCAATTAAAGTTTGTCTATTTAATATATGTTCTTTCTCTATATCCGCTTTATTTTGCCCTTCGTACTTAACAGCAAGATACTCATCAACCATCCTTAAATTTATACTGCTGTCATCCACATACATTTCACCTAGCACACGACCAAACTTACCTTTTTTATCTCTATAGGTTTTAATAACAACCTGACCTTTTGATAGAGCGTCTATGAGATATTCTTTACTCATTAATCCTCTAACTTTTTCGTCTTTATTTCTAGTTCTACTTTCTGGGGTGTCAATACCATATAAGCGAACCCTAGAGGAATAATGAATATCAAAACCAAGATCAATAACGACATCAACAGTATCGCCATCAACCACTCTTTTAACTTCACAATTATATTCGTACATTTTCTATCTTTTTTTTCTAGCAGTCTTTGTTCTTCTAAAAGACCTATTTTTACTTTTAGAAGTAACTTTTAAATTACTTCTTTTTTTATTTCTAGGATTGCCATCTTTATGATGGACATCTTTACCATCACCTTTTCTAACTTTCCTAGTCTTTTTTAACTTTGATCTGCTAGTATTCCTAGCTGCTCTATTTTTCTTTTGTTTAGGCTTACTTTGATAATTAGCATACTCTTTACGATAATTCCTCTTCTTTTTAGGCATTTATTCTTTTTCACCCTTAAAGCTTTTAGAACTACCAGAAGTACCAGCATAAAGCCCGAACCAAGCTGCTCCAGCGCCCACAACAATAGAAATTAAACCCGATTGTTCAAAACTAGGCTCCGGTAAATCCATAAACCAAAAGGTTGTGAAGTAAAGTAGGTACATATAAATAGATAAAAAGACTCTTGGAAAGATTCTCCAGCTATCAACAGCCTGTGCTACAAATATAATCTTTTGATAAGGGTTGGCTTTAGTTACATCCTCCAAATCCCTTATCTTGTCTTTAAGTTCACCAATTTCTTGTACCATAGCCATGAACTTATTGAGGTCCATTTCGACCTCATTTCTGTCCATGTCTCCACCAAATCTTCCGTCATGATGGCGCTCATCATTCATTAGCTAGGATTTGCGTAACCTTTATTTGCCCAGATAAGAACACTATAAGTATCACCACTTGTATGATCATTAGTAGTTAGCAATAAATCGCCATTTAATCCGCTACCTGCATTATTAGGTATTCCGGGCAAAGTCATGCTACTTTCTGTAAAATCCCAAGTATCTGTCCAATCTTTAGGCGCTTGGCATATAAACATATTGCTAGTTGCATTCCAATATAAACTGAAACCCATACCAACGTTGCTAAACCATATTTTATTTAGAACAACCCTATTGCAAGCCTGACCTGTAATTGCACTACTTGTAAGCGCTGAAACATCAATCTTAGCAACAGCACTCTCTCCAGTGCCGTCACTAATATTAGTAAATTTCACTATCAGGTCTTTACCACCATCATCAAGTATAGTTTGTGATGTAACTGCATCAGCCATAATTTACCCCTTATTCAAATGGAGTAGCTAATGTGCCATCGCCATGCAAAAATGCTTCGCAATGCCATACTGCTGCTGAAGTTGCTACTAAACGAATTACTCCGCCTACTAACCAACCTTGTGCTGCTGTTCCTAAATCAATGGTGTCATCATTACTGGCATCAGGGATAAAGGTATTAGTATCACCCGCAGTTGCTGGATCAAATATTTGAGCAAAACCTGAGAATAAATCACTGGAATTGTCTGTATTAATTTGTCCTGCGCCTGTGAAGGTTGTACCAACAATAAAGGTATAGTGTATTCCTGCTGCGGCTGTAGGTAGTGTTACCACTATTCCTGCTGCCCTGTTCAGAGTATAAACAGTACCTGAATCGGTTGACTCAACGCTCTTTGTTGCTGAAGTAATGCTACTAATATTAGAGTAAGCAGAAAGATAACCAGTCGTGGTTATATTGCCGCTAGAATCAATATCTAAATTTGTTGTAATGACTCCAGTAGTAGAGTTCTTGCTAATTTGCTCAAACCCATTTTCCGAGCGAACTGGTCCATTAAATGTTGTATTTGCCATAATTAAGTCTCCTTAATAAGTCTATCGTCTTGGCTTAGTCTGCTAGGTCAGTCGATAGATAAAATTTATCCTAGATAAAGTTGATGTGGGTTGAGTAAGAAACCCCCACATCACGGGTTCCATTCGTGCTAACTTAAAAGTCTAAGACGATCCTGAAGAGCCATAGGCTCCTAGCGGATCAGATACCCCAAAGGAATATCTTTCTCTCGCCTTATACCTTACATTACCAGTATCGAAGTCTCCATCCATACTTGTTTCTAATGGTGTACGTGTAAAATGTTTTAATCCATTTGGCACATCAGTAATTAGAAACCATGCATTTGTGTCTGTCAAGAAGTGATTGACAGCATATCCCTCAGGGATAGTGCCATTCATCTTCATAGCATTCACATCATTGTCGGCAGTTGCGACTCTGAGATCAGATTCTAGGATACGGGTAGCAGTAAACATGCTATTAGGCGGAACAATCAGTTTCCGTGGTCTCGCTGCAATTAGGAGTCCTCGGTCATCTGTCCAACCAGCGATTGAAATCACAGCATTCTCTAACGAAGTTTCGTTAAGGTCTGCTTGTGTACTCGGAGTATTAGCATTCGTACCACCTGACACCAAAGGGTGTGCAGTTGAGAAGAAATCTACTCCATCGCCAGTATTATATGAGCCGCCTGAAAATCCTTGATTAAAAGGATTAACAGCTTTTACTTGTTTGGTATAAGCCATGCTTCTTGCCAGTGCTTTTGTGTATCTAGCAGAAAGAGAGTCATAGAGGTTATCCTCCATGGCTTCTTCTGTAATACTAAAGCCCATAGCAATAGTTTCATGGTTATATCGTGCAGTGAAAGATTCTTGTGCGTTATCATAACTGATAGCGGAACCTTCATCTTTTACTGGAGCCTCACCAAACCCACTTAACTTAACTTCTTCCTCGAAAGATCGATCAGAAGATTCAGTGTCGTAAAGGTCGGCATGCTCATTCTCATACTTATCATATTCTAACCCAAACAAAGCATTTAAGCCGGGTAGAAGTTCTTTCAGTAGCTGTGCTCTTGAAATTGCCATTTTTTATTCCCTCGCTTAAATTCCAGTAGTGTTAGTCAACATATGTCCAGCATTGAACTTAACAACTATATCAGTGTATGAGTCTCCCCATGCATTGCTAGGTGTTTGCACAACATCAACAATCCTTACAGGAAGAGTTGCTGTTGTAGCTGCAGAAGTAGAAATATCTACTGCGTTCTTGCTAGTACCAATTGTGGTTGAACCTGCAGTTAATGCCACAGCACAGTTCGATCCAAGTGTTGCTTGTGCGGCAGAGCCATCACATTGCATCTCGAAAAGAACATCTGGGTCATCAATTATGTATCCGTAAGCATCAGATGCTACAACGGATGCAGTCCACATTTGACTAAACGTTTTCTGGTTTGTATTAGGATCAGTATATGAGCAACCCATAAATATTCCAATTGGTGTGCAAGCAGTAGTACCAGTGTCTTTTTGAATAACACCGGCAGTAGCTAACTTAACAAAATCACCAAAGAATATACTGGTTGCGTACGCACTAGCTATTTGATAGTGACGTACTTTAGCAGTAAAAGAACCACTAGCACTAAGTGTGCCAACAGGTCTAGCACCATAAGGTGTTGCTGAACTACTCATTATTATATCCTTAATATAATATTAATATTACAAGGCAGAAAATAAATAATTAATTTCCACCTCTCCCAAAAGTAACCTTAGTTCTTTTATCCTTAAACATAGGCATAGCAGGATTTTCTTCTTTCATGTAGTTTGAATCTACAGCGCCCATCTGTGTTTTTGCTAAATCCTGATAATATTCTCTTCGTTTAGCTACTTCTTCTTCTGGTGCTTTACATAATAGAAGTCCACCCACTTCAATACAGTTCGGATATTTAGAATCCGCATCTGTAATGATTTCCAATTCAGGATGATCCTCCGCCCTTACAGGCTCCCAACCTTCCCTAAGTCTAGTAGATACATTTAAGTTGTCAGATTTACCAGCAGCACTGGTTCTAACCCAACGATAAACATATCCAGCTTGAGGTGCAGGATCGGGAAGCAAGTTTGGTGGTGACCAAGGTTTACTTCGCTCATTTTTTTCTCTAGTCTCCAACGAGCGTGGAGTGCGCTTTTCTTCTAACTCATCCATTATTATTTAACTCCTTTATATATTGAGTGCCATATTGTTCTGGCGTGAGTCCAAGTCTTCTTGCGAGGTCAACTTGTGTTCTAGTTAACTGCACTGTGCGCTGTTTAGCACCGGCTCTATTAGCTGGTGCTACCACAGGCGGGGGTGCCTGAGTCGTTGCAGTATTCGACTCAGGGAAACGTTCTGGAAATCTTTGTTTTACGGCATTATCGATTTCTTCATAATATTTATTAGCATTTGCTACAGGATCAATGCCTTGCCTGACTAACTTTGCATGCATACCATATGCCAAAGCAGTCATATCCTCATTGCCTTCTGACTCAAACCATTCATTGTTCCTAATATATTCGATAGCTTTAGGATCAAGTTGTGGGTCTTGTGCTTGAGGTTGTTGAGGAATTTGTTGGGGTATCTGTTGAGGTCTTTGACCTCTATTAACAGGAATATAGTTTTCAACATATTTTTTATCAGCAGAAGCTGATATTAAACTTTCTTGTGCTTCAAGCAATTTATCAGTATCGCCAGCTTCATAAGCTTGCTTATAATCTGATTTTGCCTTTTCAATTTCAGTTGTACTACGGGTTTTAAGACTATTTACTAAAGCTTCTTCGCTTCTAGCAACAGTACCTTTTAAATTTGTATTTTCTTGTTGTAGGTTTCTAGCAAAATTTACAGCTTCATCACGTGTTTTATTAGCCTGTTCTTTTGAACGCCTTTCTTCGTGAAAATCGTATTTAAGTTTATCAATACGTTTTTTGGTTCGATTACCGATTCCCTCAATTTCTTCATCAACATTATCATCAGAAGAAGCCCTTTGAGGTTTTTTATCCTCTTCTGGTCTATCGTCAATAATATCTATTTGAAGGTCCTTTTCTGGTTCTGGAACCTCTATTCTATTAGATTTAGGAACTTCTCCAAAATCATCTATATTTTCTGCTAATTCATTCATGCTCTTTGTACACCTCTAGGGTCATCTATAACAGCTTCAACAGTATCGTCATTAATTAATCTGAACTCTTTACCATGAATACTAATTCTAGTTCCACTAAATGCTCTCATAATTATCCAATCGCCTTCTTTACACCATGCACCATTAGGAAATTTTCTTTCATCTTTATAGCAATCTTTACCCATTTTCATAACAAATCCTGTTACTGATGCAGTTTCTTCAATACGTAAGGTTTCTTCAGCTTTAATGATTCCACCTATTGTTTTTTCATCTGCTTCTGGTAATGCTATTAAGATTTTATATCCTGTTGGTTCAGGTATTTGTGAAGTTGATTTAAGCTGAATAGCCTCATCCTCTTCGATTTTTCTAGCTGCTTCTACTGCTGCCATAAGTTGCCCTATGTTTGCGTCAATATTTTATTAAGGACTATGACGTTATCCATCGTTTCACTATGAAACGTGCACATCTTTACGATTCCATAACTTTATCTAAAGCATCTGTTATTTCTCGAAGGGCAATGCGTAAACCCTGTATATTACCTTTTAAATGGCTTAATTCAGATAAATCGTTAATTTCACCATCAATAATAATATCCGTAATTCTGTTTATCTCATTGTTTAAACGATCTGTCAAGAACTCTGTAAAAGAATAATCACTAGGCTCCATCTATTCGTAGTCCTTGTCTAGTAATTTATCAGCTATCTTTCTGCCTAGTTCAGCACCCTTTGTTCTTTCCTGTGCTGATGTCTTAGCTATATCTGCACCTATATCTGCACCCTTCATTTCAAGATCAGCCTCTATCTTAATTCTTTCTAATTCATCTTTCATTGTTGCTTTTTGCATATCAGCAGCAAGCTTGGCTTCATCTATTGTAGCTTTAGTTTCTGCTTTTTGCATATCAGCAGTAAGCTTAGCTTCATCTATTTTAGCTTTAGTTTCTGCTTGCATTTGTTTAATTTCAAGTTCTTGCTTCTTCATTTGAATAACAGGGTCTTCCATTTGTTCCTGTATTTCTTCTTGCTGTGCTTCTTGTTGGTTTTTGCCTAGTAACTGTTGTGCCGCAGAAGCTACTAATACAGAAAGTCTTTCTTCTATTTCTGGTGGCAAAGGTTCACCTATTGGTGGTAACTCTGTACCTAGTTCTTGTTCAATCTGTTTTCTATACTCAAATCCTAAGTGTTCAACAATATGCGCACTCAAAGAAGCTTGCATTGCATCTGCATTAGGCGCTTGACCAGCCAATTCTTGTACTTTCGGGTCTTGAATCATAGACATATGAACTGTTATATGTGAAGCATGCTCTTGATATTGGAAAGCTTTAACTGGTTTACCATTAAGTATATTCATATTCTCAGAAACTGGATCAGTAGGCTTAATATCATCCTCAAG